AATTAATAAAATTATACCTACATTGCGTAAACGTGATTTGTTAAGTGTTAAGAAAAACATTGATAATACGTTGGCAGGACGTGGTGCTACAACCACTGCTGCAACCTCAGCACCGGCTGCCGGCAATAACGCATTTGGACAAATGGCAGGACAACTATCCGGAGCAAATACTAAAAAATCATCAACTGGTGGGTCAACTACAACGACACCCACCGGGGTAGTACATACTGCTAATCAAAAAACACCTCCGCCGGCAGCGCCTCCGGCATCTCCTCCAGTAGATAACACTATAAGAATGCCAAAAGGTAAAGTAAGAGCAGCTAGAGAAGGTGGAGTTACTCCCGAAGAACAAGCAAAGTTTGATGAAAAAGTCAAACAAGCAATGGCGGCACAGAGCAAATGAACTTAGCTGAATCATTAGCAATACTTAGAGATAAAGTAGATAAAATTTCTTCTCTAAAAGAAGATAAAGGTCATTTAGACCATCCTGAAGATTTGATATTTTTGGGTGGAAGTGACGGTGCTAATCGTGCGTTACAAGCAAGTATAGCTACTGTAAAGAATCCTAAGACTGTTACTATTAAGTGGGATGGATATCCTGCATTGATTTTTGGTCGTAATAGTCGCGGCAAGTTTTCTATTATGGACAAGCATATGTTCAATAAGAAAGATGGAACTGGTCGTCAAGTATTCAGTCCGGAACAGTTTGTTCAATATGATCAAGCCAGAGGTGTTAACCGTGCAGGATTATATAGTTTGATATCAGAATTATGGCCTGGATTAACAAAAGCATCTAGTGGTGCTAAAGGATATTATTGGGGAGATTTGTTATTCAGTCAGCCACTGAAGGAACAGAATGGGTTATATGTATTCAAAGCAAATCCAAACGGTATTACTTATAAAGTTGTAGCTGACAGTGATATTGGACAATTGATGGCTGGCAAACAGGGCGGTATTGCGGTACATCAATATCTAGCACCTAACGCTATGACAACCGATGATGCTACTACATTAGATGGTTCTATAGGTCAACTTAAAAATAATAGCAATGTTGCTATTGTTCCCAGTGCTATGCCAATTACTCCTAAAATGAAAATTGACACATCATTAGTTAAAAGTACTCAAAATGCTATTAAAAAGTACGGCGCTAGTGTAGACCAGATGATGGATAATGCTCCACAAGCACGTAATACATTTAATCAGTTATTTACTGTATATATTAATAAGAAAATTGTAGCTGGCGATTTAAATAATATGCTTGATGGATTCATGGATTTTGTAGAAGCTAGACCAATGACAGATAAGATGAAAGCTAAGATAGTTGAATATCTTAGAAGTAATCAGGAAGCATTAGTTGGGGCATTTACTATTTGGGTAGAGATGTATAAGTTAAAAATGTCTATTGTAGACCAGCTTAACAAAGCAGCGGAAGCAAGTCCAGTCAAGGGTCAATTAGATGATGGCACCGAAACACATGAAGGTTTCGTATCAAATGGCTTAAAATTTGTAGATAGAATGGGATTTAGTCGGCAGAATCTTCAGGGTCGTTAAACAATCGCCATCCTTTTTGTAATTTATTTCGTTTGTGAATTAGTCTAGATAAATGATTGTCAGTTAGACCCAATTCTTTAATCAACTCTTTTCTGGTTCCGTTAACAATGGCGCCGGCTTCTATATTTTGAAGTTGATATATATTGTGATCATACTTAGGATGTTCTTTTCCTGTTTTGCCGGCCCATGTAGTTGCACCGGCCCAAGTTCTATTTTTCTTGAGAAACGGATGAGTACCTTTTTCTACTTTTTTTAATTGAGTTTCTTTATTCATGCGCTGAAATTCTCCACTTTCTATTCTTTTTTTGACTACAGTTCTTGCCACTGATCCTCCTAAAAAATGATGTGTACCGTTTTTACTTCTTTCTAATTGTTGTTTACTTGCTAATGCCGACCGTTCTTCAGGAGATAATTTCATTCTTTTTGCCAATGCTATGCAAGCACCAAAGTTATCTTGTTTATGATGAATATCATAGTGTTCCTGTATAGATAGTGCTATTAAATTGATAGGATCATTATTTGAATGATTTCCATCTAAATGATGGATATCATATGTTCTTCCAAAATTATCTACTGGAATTGATCCGTGATGATTTTCATATATCTTCCGATGATGTTTGGTTCCGCAATAGTTACACATAAAATAATATTTTAAAAAGTTTCTTGTTTCATAATGATATTTATGCCTAATAATTATTAAAAAAGTGCTGTAAAACCTAATTTTTTAAAAAAATATATAAATACTATCATGCAACAGTAGGTTGCAACTTATTAAAAGGCATTATAAAATGGCACAATTTACAAAAACAAACGGTGACTTTCTACCGGTAATCAACTTTGACTCACCAGCATACACAAACAGTGGTGCAAACGCAGTTAGTTCTGCGGCAACAGTTCAACCTCAAGGTCCTAAACTAGACTACTTCACAGTTACAGCATCTGGTTCAAGCGCATTGACAGGTACTCAAGTTTCTTTAGCTATCCAAGCTACACAGCAATTAGCTACAGTTTACATCTATGAGTTCACAACTGCAGGTCCTGATACATTAGCAATGGCTGTGTATCCAACAGCAGCATGGACTACAGCAACATTACAAACAGCTATTCGTGCAGGCTTAACAGCCGGTGGCGTAGCTAATTCAGTAGTTGTTTCAGCTTCAGCTACATTCACAGGTTAATCAATATCTGTCTAAAAGAACCCTAGATTTTCTAGGGTTTTTTTTACCTCTGTTAAATACTAGTATGAGTTATATTATCTCTTGCTATACACTATTTGACGTTACGCAGACTAATGTACTCAACCGTTACCGTCCTGATATGGATAAAGAATGGCATCATAAACGCAATACACAAAGCAATTTTGACACGGTGCAACAAGCAATCTCATTACGTAGCCAGCCTGAAGTTGTACGTAGCCCAGAAAAAATAGAAATAAGATTTGACGAATGTACTGAGTTTGGATTTTTGTTTGAGCAACAAGATAATGAAACTTACCCATGCTGGAACTTTGATTTTGCCGTACAACATCCTAGCGTATTTTATGACGGGATATCCGAACTGGGTTGGTTGTACCGTGATTGTGATCAGGTGCCCATGATTAAATGCCATACAGAATGGAACCAATTACCCATGTTTTTGGATACCAGTGATGAGTTAAGAAACATATATTTTAAAGTGTTAACAAAATGATAAGCGACAAATTACTACATAAATTTACAAAAACAATATCAAATAGAGAAATGGAAAAGTTAAGTGAATTATCAATATTACAAGGACCAGATGGTTCTTATTTTCTATTCAACCAATACGCAATTAAAAAAAATAATGATTATTATGTTGTAGAAAAAGACTGTATAGCAGGCGCAAAATCATTTAACGTATTAAAAAATGCTGTATCCTGGTGCACCTTTGACAAACGGAACAGCATATACGAATCTAATCGTATTTTGGATTTGGATACTAGATTGGCTAGTGTAGATAGTGAGATACAAGTACATCAAAAATTAGTAAAAAAAGCTAAAAACTTAGAAGAAAAACTGATTTACCTAGCTAAATTAGGTGAAGAAAAGATGGAACGCAAGCAGATAGCCGACGAATTAGCGGGTTATGTGAATAGTTCCAGAATTTGGCAAGATAAACGATTTAACAAATCCGCATAATAACGAAAGAAAAGATAAATATATTATATACTTCTTTGGAATATAACTATGAAATTAACAGAATTAAATCACAATCGCCGCTCTTTCTCTACTAAAGTATTGAAAGAACAGTATGAGACCTCATTTAACGTAGATGGTATGTCTATGTCATCTACACGTACTATGCTTCAAAAAGTACGTGGTTTATTGAGTGAGTCAAAGCAATCTCCTAACTATCATAACAGTCAAGCATCAAATTCTTACATGAAGTTAGTGTTTATGGAGCAAGCACTTAGTGACCACTATAACGAACTACGTTCACTTCCTCAACCAAGAATCATGGTTGAAAATGAAGAAGTTGAAAAGTCACAAGTTGTACTAGCAGCACAAGATATGGTAGACCAAGTACAGAAAATGCTTGAAGATGTAGGTCAAATGCAAGTTAAAGAATTACCAGCATTAGTATCAAGTATCGAAAGTGAAATTGGTGTTAACGAAAGTCAAACTTACAATGATCAAGTT